CCGTTAAAGACCATCTCCGACCTAAAGAGCTGACCGTCGCGTTGCTTTGAACATTTCAGCCACCGGGAGTAAATCTTCGCCCCTTCTTCTGGCCGCTCGCCAAATAAAAAGAAAACAGCGTCGGCGTCTTGTTCGATTTCACCCGAGTCTCTAAGGTCAGCTAGTTCAGGTTCCCGTTTTTGCTTGTCTGATTCGCGTGAGAGTTGTGACAGGCCAATAATCGGAATCTGTAGTTCCATCGCCAAGCCTTTAAGGTCTCGGGTTATGGATCCAACTTCTTCTGTTCGGCTTCGGCCCTTACCCATGAACTGCTGAACGTAGTCAACGATAATCAGATTCGCTCGGCGTTGCTTTCGTTCCTGGTCACGAAGATTGGAGCGTAGATCTGCCACGCTTAAACTGGCGTTATCGAAGATGATCGGGAGTTCGCAGACGTGCGGTAAGGTCTCAATGAGGCGATGATATTCCTGCTGATAGATTCCGGGTCTAAGTTTCCATCGGGCCACCCCCGCGTTCGCCGCATGGAGACGGTCGAGTAGTGACTCTGCGGGCATCTCCCGCGATACCATGTAAACAGTCTTGTTCTGTTGCGCTATGTTCGCAGCTATATCGAGCGCTAACGATGTCTTGCCCATGCTTGGACGCGCGGCAAAGATGTAGAGTCCAGAAGCAACGAGCCCGCCTCCAAGCAAATACTTGTCAAGAATATCGAAGCCGGTTGGCAGCGCGTTTGAGATTCCTTTGTGCCATAACCGATAACGCTCGGCCTGATCGTCAACCATCTCCGACAGCGCCCGGACCTGAGACAGACGCGGAAGTTTTGTGCGGGCGCCATCAATCCATTCAGAGGCAAACGCCAAGATTTCTTCTTCCGTCTCTCCATTCTCAACTTTAGTGTCTAAACGGTCAGCGAAGGTTTTCAGGCTTCTCAGTCTTGATGCTGAAATGATTCTTTCGATGTCGTTATCAAGTCGCACAAAACACGGCGCATTCTCCGGCAAGGTTAAATTTGTGATGTAACTGACGGAAACGCCGTCGGCTTTCAACGTCTCGTAAATATCGAGCACGCCGATGTCGCTACCCGCTTCGTGAAGGTCGAGCATTGCGGAATAGATTTTTCTATTAACGGAATTGTAGAAACGTGAGGGAGATAGTTTGCTCTTTACCCCCATCAGCAAAGAAGGATCAAGCAGGATTCGCCCGAGCACCAGGGTTTCGCTTTCAGGACAATTAGGCAGTTCGTTGTTCAAGTTTGTCCCATCCCATTTTCTTTCTGAGTTCCGCTTCTCGCGCCGCACGATCGCTGGAAATACCGGATGGCGCGACATGTACGGGTCGGTCAATCTTATTCAGCCAGTTCAAAACGAACCGCTCAGTCATTCGACGTCCAGAGTTCGCCGGTCGATCAAGCCATTGGCGCATCAACGTAAACTCACGATCAAAATCAACGTGCGCATAAAGCGGGTTTGTTTTTAGCTCGGAAATAAAGTTGCGCTCCTGTTCTTCTTCATTGTTCTTCTTACTGTTCTTCTTTATTTCCACTGTGGAACTTGGTTTGGAACTTGGATCAACTTCCACTGGAACTTGGTTTTGCCCCTCAATTTCCAGACTGGAACTTGGTTTGAGGTCTTCAACTTCCACGCTGGAACTTGCAAAGTAGTCTCCGTTTACCTTCCAAATATCCGTAATCGTGATTTCCTGAAACGCCTTGCCGCCCCTTGGGTTCGCTATCTCTCGCGTGCGGATTAGAGGCTTATTGCCTAGCATGGATCTCTTTGCTTCGAGTGCTGTTTTGGTGCGACTTACCGTACCCGCGCCCATGCCGGTTTCACGGGCTAATGTGGCTGTTGACTTCGTGCATCTTCCGCTGGTGCTTGCTGCTCTTTTCATGTGAGCGTAAAGGACTAACTCAAGAGGTTTTAGACCGAGTTCGAATACGATGTTGGGAATTTGCGTCCAGTACTTTCGGGGGTCGCCCTCATCCGTAATCTGCTGCTTCATTTAAACGAAAAGCCCTCACTTGTGGACGCTCGGCGCAATTGGTGGTTACTCCATACGGACAGAGCAGCGACCGATAACGCCCACAAATCAAGGCTTATCTCCGTATGTTCGCTGGCCACCAACCAGCCCCGCATCACGGGAATCTACTTGCATGAAAGTTGTACCTCGATTTAGAAATTTATTTTCACGCCGCACTTGCCTTCTTCTTACCTGATTCAAAAGCGTGATAGTTAGGAGAAGGTTGGAAGTGATCTGTATAGCCTTCTTCGTGTCCGCAGATGCCGCAGATTGGTTGAAGCACTAACGTAGGTGGAGCGTCTTTCTTTTTCTTCTCGGGCTTCTTACGTGGGACCGCTGTCTTGCTTTTTAGATAGTCAACCAGGGTAAGCGTTTCTTCTGGACTGAGAGCGTCAACCGCTAATAGAGCTGTCGCTAGCGGCGTAGGTTTACGTTTAGCCATATCAAATTCCTTAATTAAGTTGTTTGAGTTCCCACGTCAGGCGAAATAACGTGTGAGTGTTAATCCCGTGAATTTAGTTTTGCGCCCTGCTTGATCTTCTGTTCCTGCGGGTAGGAGTCGAAACCTACTTACTGCCATTCAGTCACGTCGCCTTGCGAGCAATCGTAGACAGCTTGAGAACTTAGGGCCCACTATCTTTCAGCGTGTCCTTCCACGCCGCCGCAGGAATGTCAAACTTTCTGACGGACAGTAAAAAGAGGAGAAAGAGCATCGAGCTATTGCACACACCTTCCACCGCCCGCTTCGACCGCTCTCTTCAATTTACGGTCAAAGATTGAATGCGCGACCCGCAGGAATTTCATAGCGATTACTTTTCCTGCTAGGCCCAGGCCGCTGCAACCAAGTAGCGGTTGCAACCGGGCCGTGTGTGCTTCCCGTCGCTATCTACGGTACTCGCCTGTTATGACAAGGCCGCGCAAACTTTTCAAATATCTAAGAGAGCGAGTTCTAGATTCAAAACGGAATATCTTCATCCGCGAACTCTGGCGGATCTGGTGCCGCCCAATCTGGTGGTTCGTCCACCACTGGCTCGCTCTCAACCACCGTGGGCAAGCTTTTTGGTAACAGAATTCCGCGATTCTTTGTGTCAATACACAGCGTAGCGAAACAGGCTTGCATTGCCGCGGGCTCGTTTATGCCGAGCACTGTTGTGATTTGATTTGAAAGCGCCGCTACGCTCATCAGGTGGTCGATGTAACCTTCCATTGAGTCATGCTCTACATGCGTCTCTCGTGGCGCGTGTCCGTTGCTCTGAGGGCCGTTACCGTTCTTTCCTGGTTCGGCCCACTCCCATTTGCATGAACTCGTGATCACTAACTTGTCATAGACTTTGCCTTGATACTGCTCGTGGTTGACTTTCATCCCGGTCAGCCCATGTTGCTTTGACGAATTGGCTTTTAATGTGACAGTCATTCCCTCTCGTGCTTTGGGAAACTCTGGCAACCCTTTCAACTTTAGTCTGCCGCCCGTTACCTGAAGATCCTGAAAACTCCACGGGCCATTTGAAGATTCTCCCGACTTTCGTTCATAGACTTTTTCGATCTTCACCGTCACTTCTGGCGGCGTGAAGCCCTCTGGCTGTCGTAAAATCTCACTCAATTCCATTGCCGTTCTCCTTTGGCTTATTCTCTTGCCACCACTCACAGACACTTGCGACATTGCAATAGGATTGACATCGCTTATTAACGCCCATCCTGTACTGAATTTCGTGGCCGCGTACTAAGTCAAAAATCTCCTGATGCTCACGGGCGGCCTGTTCTGTATCGAACAACTTGACCGCCCGCTTGCCCCCCGTCTTCATCAATGCGAATTTGTCGCCCGAATACCACCGTTCTTCTGGAGTGCATTCCGGCAACTCTTGTTTCGCCCGCTCGAACTCTTCAATGCGCCGAACAATGAAATGCTCGGTTTCTTCAGCCGCCCACAAGGGAATTTCAAATTGTTCTACCTGATGCGGCGGATAATCTTTTGCCGTCTCTGCTTGTGCTTTTCGCCAGTCTCGATAAAGAGCTATGTTCACCACGCTCTCAACTGGATAATCATTCTCTTCAAGTAACAGCCGATTGATGTTCGCCTGGGCGATCCACTCCTGCTTGATGTCTCCTTTGGATACCCACACAGAAACTTCTTTCCAGTCGTAGAGAATGTTCTGGCGCTTGTCATACAGATCAATCTGGCCGCCGATCTTTTTTCCTACCCGTTCTATGTAAAATCTTTTTTCAGCTAGAAAGTCGTACTCGTCACAGAACTCAGCAGCTCGCTCTAATACAACATGCTTTGACTGGCCTGATAAGGAATAGATCCGATCGGCAACATCTTCGGTTAAGTCCGCCCAATGAATCCGGCGCAATACAAGTTGACGAGCTGGCGTGCCCGCTAATTGCGTTGTCGTATAATCCGATGTCCCCGGCGAATACTTGTCGTTCTCGACGGCTTTAACGAGCGGCGCGGGCAAATTGAATTGATTCGTTAATCTCATTTTAGAATCCGCTGGGTAGCGTTTCTTCCAAGTGCCTTAACCTTGACTGTTGCACTGAAATCGTTGTTTCAATCGCCCGCAACCGCTCTTTGAATGCATCCCTCGTGGCCTCTGCGATTCGCGCCTCTCTCATCGGCGCGGCGACAATCAACGTAGCCTCTGACTCGCGGTGCTTCTGCGTTCCATCGCCAACAGATAAAAATGCTTTGGCCCACTCAACGTCGTAGGTAGTGCGCTTTTCAGCGGCATCCTTGACGGCGGTTTCGTATCCGACGACAGCGGTACGTAATGCGGTGATGAGCCTTGAGAGTTCATTGTTAATCGTTATCAGTTCGGACATTCTGAATTTGCGTCGTCTGTCACTTCTTGTTCAGAAGGCCACTCATCATCGCGGTAAATGTCCTCAGACATTCGATACTCTTCATCTGGCGTCTCATCCAGTAATCGTTTTGAATAACTCATGGTACTCATCTGCTAAGAATCAAACTCCCCCAAAGAAAGAAAAAGATCCATTGCTACTAAGAGAGTTAATAAATTACTTATAATTTGCTTCATCGATTCGCCAGTTCCAAAAGAATGTCCGCATGACACGGCGATCCTTCTTTGCACCAACACGCGAGGTCTTTTCCGCGTAACTCGCTCAGCGGTTGTGTTGATTGGTTTAAATACCAGAGATACCACTCCAACACTTGCTCGCCCGTTGTTA